CCTCTCCCGCTAACTGCTTGAGTATCTCAAAATCGGGCGCCGTCACGATATAGACTGCTACATCGCCCGCATTCGCCGGCCTTGCCCGAGATACGATGTCGCCCAAAATGGCGCTATCGGTCTTGGCCGCCGGCGTCTTACCCTTGGCTTTAGCCTTGAGCTTCGCCGCTACCTTCTCTTTTGCCATCTCAACTCCCCCTTACCAATTTTTCTATCATCTCAACTCCCCCTTACCAATTTTTCTATCATCTCAACTCCCCCTTACCATCTCGTTCGCCTCGACCTGGGTGGCCTGGGCTGTCTTCTGCGCGTTCGATTGCACCTGTCCTAATAGATCCTCGGCACCTACCGACCCGCCGCCGCCACCGGACGGCCTACCCGCGGCGCCCTGCTCCTCTGCCGCCAACATCTCTTGATGCGACTGTACATGAGCCATTACCATTTGGTCGATCATCTGCATCTGCTGCGCCGCTTGCATATTGAGCGGCTGCCCGGTAGGACCAACCATCTGAGCCCCCTGCATAAGCTGCTGGTAGATCGGATTCTCCCGGTAGGTCGCGTGTATCTCGGCGTGGGTGTTGTGATCCTGGCCTTCTAAGACCTCGGTATCGACGCCCTGCACAAATCGGTCATTCTCGAGCTGTGCCGCCCGCTGCGCCTCGACGTTGTTGTCTGTGACCATCAGCTTCTCGATGTCGACAATGTCGAACGCCGCCGCCATAGCCTTGTCGAGTTCCATCTGGTCGAAATTGGGCCGGTTAGCGGCTCTGTCGTAAAACGCCAGGAAGCGGTCTTGCTCGAGCTGCTCGAAGAGCGGCTGCGTCGAGCCCACCCGGGTGTGGATGCGGTAATTCCACAAGAAATCGCTGTTGCGTAGCGCCCGCACCATCATGCTCTGACCGTCCGGTGCTATGTTGATGGCGAAGTTCTCCGGTGTATACCTCGGGTCGCCCATGACCTGGAATGCGTTACGCACTACCAGCTCGTAGGCGCCGGCTACCTTGCTCTCCATCCAGTTGCCATTGAGCTGCGCTGCTGCCGCCACCACTGCCGCCTCGGTGGCGCTATCGGCCTCGCCGGCGGTAGGCGGCTGCACCGCCGCGATCTGGTCCTCATACGCCAACAGGCTCTGCTCATGGCGGTATAGGTCCGCCGGCACACTGGCGAAGTCGAGCTGCTTGATGCCGTTGATGTCTTGCATCGTCTGAAACTCGCCGTCCCTCCCCTTGCGTAGTCGCTCGAGTAGATCGGGGTTGGCCAGCGCTTCAGACTCGTTGACTACACCCTGGCGGGCGGTGCGCTTGAGTATGTCGGCCCGCCGGCTAACCTGTTCGATAATGCCGTTTTGGATGTCTTCGAGATACGCCATCTGCGGCTGCGGGTAGTAGCTACTCGCATTCATATCGAACTTGATCGGCACAAAAGGGAAGCCGCTCTCAACCAAGAATCCCGCTGCCGGCTCTCCCGCCTCGAGGTCCAGCACCGGCTCGGTGAGCTGGCCGGTCTCGTCTTCCTCGAAGATCAACTGGCCTATGCTATTAACCATCTGCGGGAAACTCATCTTGACGAACGGATGCTCCTTCTCGAGGATCGGCTCGTCTACGTTATCCGCGAACATGATCAGCTTGCGGTTGATCCTATCGTGGATGCGATCCACCAGGACGAAGTCGCCGTTGTCTACGCTTTCTTTGAGCGCTTGCATCTCTTCGGTGTCGGTCTGCACCCCCATGACCTCGCCAAACGCCAGCTCATCGTCCGAGCCTACCGAGGTCGCCTTGAGCTGCTTCTTCTGCTGTATCTCGGGATCGTCCTTCAAAAACTTCAGCGGCACCCACATACGCTCTCGTATATACCGCGCCGTGCCGAGGCGATGCGGCGCCGCGGTGGGATCCACATGGACAAACCCGGGCGCTACCCTACTAACGCTAACCATGTCCTCGGCCATATCGTCGTTGGTCACATACGGCGCCACCATACTGTCGCCGGGTGGGTTGAAGTCGAGCCGCAGCCAGCCTACACCCGTAAAGAGCGCGTCAAATATTGCCTGGTGGACATGGTCCTTGACGTTAGCAAGCTGCATGAACGCCGCAGACGCCCGCTCGAGCAGCTCGGCCACATCGTCGCCCTCTTCATCTTCGATGATGAAGAACTGCTTGGGATACCTAAAGGCGATGGTGCTGACGATCTGCCTGACAATCGGATAGAAGCGGCTCACCCGCACCAAATCTTGCGGGTCGAGGTCGCGTATCCGCTGGTCGAACTTGAGGTCGTAGAGGTCCGTCAGGCGCTGCCAATCGCGCATCCGATCTCGGTATAGGCGATCCAACATCTCACGCTCTGACTTCCAGAATACCAACTGCTGCTTATTCATCCCGCATACCTATATTTGGGTTCATCGTCATTGCCTAACAGGTCCAGAAGTCGCTGCCCATCGCCGTCTGGCTTGGTGGGCGCCTTACGCGCCTTATACGTGTGATTAATGCCATAACGCAGCCCGTCAGCAGGGTGATCGTTACCACCCTTGAGAACGTCTTCGGGATCCTTCGGGTCGCGCTGGACCGTCGAAAGACTCTGCACCACTTGGTCCGTCCGCCCCTTAAAAAACTTGAGCCGCCCCGCATACATTAGATCCTTTATATTGCGCCATCCGTTCACCCGGGCGCTGTTGGCCCGCGTCAGGTGGAGACCGATAGCCTCGAAGCTGTCCTTGGGCGCCAGCGCCTGACTCGCCTCGCCCGGCGCCCGCTTGGTCCACATATCCGCCGGCGCCAGGTTGAGCCGCGGCCTCTCGGTCACATACGGGCAGTTGTCTATCATCGCCTTGATGCCTCGCGCATGATCGGCGCCGCCGGCACCCTCCCGGTAATACTCATCTACCACCCATATATCATCATCATAATCGACGGCTATGATGCCCGCCCAGGTCGCGTTGTGCTCGCCGTAGTCCATGCAAATAAACGTGGGCCAGGTGGGTGGTATCTTATAGGGCTCTACCTCGCATTCGCGCCGGCTGAACATCGAGAAGTAGCTGCCTATGATCGCATCCCAATCGCCCTCTTTCCATGCCTTGACCAGCTCGGGGTCGCCCAGGCCGTCGAGGCGCTGCTCGTAGCCCGGGTCCGCCGCCAGCCCGATCTTGTTATCGTGGATGCGCGAAGGCACGAACATCCTGACCATGCCGCTGGCGCTATCCTCGAGCGGCACCATGCCGTCAGGGTAGCCGCTGATGCCGAAATGCTCGGCCACCTCCTGGTGGCAACGCCCGCCCGGGTTGCCGGTAGCTCTGACCCTCTTATGCTGGGCCGGCCCGCGTAGTCTCGACAACATCATCTTATAAGGTCTCATGCTCTCCCACATCGGCAGCTCGTCCCACCCGATCCAGCTCAACGACCAGCCCATATACTTGGAGAAGTCGGTCTCTTTCTCGAGGTGTCGCAGCCGAAGGATCGAGCCCCCGGGGAACTTCCAAGTATATTTGCCAACCAGGTACTCCCCGCCTACATATGGGTATATCTCATGCGATTGATCTATGATCTCTTCCAGATCGGGGTAGCTTTGTCGAAACAGCACCCCACGCCAGTTCTCTCCTTGCGCTAAGTCTTGCGCGAAATCACCGAGCAAATAGCTCGTCTTACCGCCAAAGACGGCGCCACCATAAAACAGCTCTTGCACCGCCTCGCCCATCCAGATCGCCGTGCGCTGCGGTCCCTCCTGGGCGGCCCAGGCGTAGGTCTCAGGCGCTACTGCGGCGCTACTCATCCTCTACCAGGTCCGCCACCCTGTTGCCACTGAGCGCTGCCTTGAGATCCGACAATGCCGGCCGGCCTTCGGTCTTGATCTGCCGCACCTCGATAGCATCGCCATCCTTGCCGGTGGTCTCGATGCGCTCGGTGAACCCGCGGCTCTTCGCCTGTGTCTTGAGATAGAATATGACGGCGCCCAGGTTGCCGTCCCTGACCAGCCGGTGAAGCTGCCCTACTGCCTCGTCGGCCATCTTCTCACGGCTCTGGTCGAGTACCTCTTGTAGCTTGTAG